AGATTAGTGGCAGTCATGGAGACCGTGCTACCTGTCTCGGTCATTGAAAAGAAGCCGTCTGGCGAACGGTTGCGATCTACCCATGGGGCATTATAAACGCCCACATTCCGGGCATTGCCCTTAGAAGTCATTAAAGGTGGAATCATACGCATAGCAGAAGCCCATCCAGCCTTAACGCGGCCAACTTTAATCTGACGCTCGGCGATGTATGCCTGCAGCTGAAGGGCAGTTCCGACCATGTATTGAGGCCCACCCACAGGGGCGTTCTTGGGCCAGCGCCCACCGACCTTGGCTTTGTAGCTGTCATGGATGCCGCGGAAATCGTTAGTAGGGCCAAGTATGGGGCGATATGAACCGTCAGCCGTTGCTTTGTTGAGGTAGTTCTGAGCTTTGGCAAAGGCTCTCCCTACGTCCGTGTCCTGCATAATCTTACGCATTACCGGTCCCAAGCCCTTGATGTTTTTCTCGGTCAATTGCAAATAAGCGAAGTTTATAAATGAGTTTCCAGATTGAGATTTTTCCCTAAAACCAACTTGTCCTTCCAGATTCGTTCGTGACTGCCTTTGCGGGGAACCGCTAGATTTTACAGCGTTAATAATTTGCCGAAGAAATACGCCCTTTGACCTTACGCTTTGGTCCATAGGGATAAAGATGCGTTTAACGTCCTTCTCAAGTTTCCCCCTGCCAGCAGTCTCAGCTTTGGGGCTAAGGCCCTGGCCGCCACCCTTGAGCATAGGGGGGGTGAAAATCATGGCGTCCCTGAGCATCAGTCGCATCTGCTCGTTGGCGATTATCTTGCGATCTACATTAACGGTATTCGCAAACTCGGTAATGGCCGCATCAAAGTCGGCCTTACTCTTCGGAACGATGAAGCCGGCCTTAGCCATTACTGGTTATCGTCAACGCACTCTAGCTCGATAACGGCTGAAGTCTGTTTGTAGGACTGGCCCTTGATGCGGAGGACTTGGCCGTTAACGGTGAACTTCTTACCTTCGCCCAGGGAGGCGATAGGAACCCCTGCAGCCAAGGTGGCGACCTGACCCCCTACCCGGCCATCAGAAGCCGTCCAAGGGGCCGTAGCGGCGGCGAAACGCACCGTCCACATCTTCTGGTCAACGAAGCCCCCAGAGTCGAACTTAGGGGTGTTCATCGGGCGGGACAGGCCGACAAGGAACAAGTTAGCGCCGACCGTAGCCGGGACGCCTATATCGGCTAGCAAACCTTGAAAGTCGGGGAGGAATGTATCGTAAATGCTCATGTGTTGGGAGGGTCAGGAATTGGAGATACAAAAAAGCCCCCATTGCTGGGGGCTGTCTTAGGCCGTCAGCCCCGATTAGGCGCTGTAGACGGAGGCGATCGTACCAGTCGTGATGCCCTTGTTCGCACCAAACATCAGTTCCATGGAACCAACGAGGTTACGAGTGGTGGGGTCAGACCAGACGTTGTAGTAGACCGAGATGCCGAGACCTTCGATCGGGACGACTTCGCTCACGAGGAAGTCGCTGCCGACGTTCTCGAAGGAAGGGGCCGCGCTCGCCAGGGCGATGGCTTCGGAACTGCAGGCGAAACCAGAGAGGTTGGCCTCAGAGGGGAAGAGGTTAGCGTAGAAAACGCCACCGTCGAAACCGTAAGCACCAGCCGAGAGAGGCAGGCCAGTCGTGGAGGTCGGGATAAGCTGGGAGTAGATGCCCGGGTTCACGATCAGGGTCTTGCGACCAGCCTTGGAGACGCCAGCCCAGAGAGCGCGGAGCTGAGCAGAGCCAGGGGTAACAGTCGAGTCAGCACCGGTGACGGTGGCAGCGCCGAAGTTAGCAACCGTGATAGGAGCAGTAGCGGCGGCCCAGATGGAGTCGGCCAGCTTGTCCATGTTGATTTTCAGAATCTTCTCCAGACGGATGCCGTTCTGGATGTCAGCGTAGGAGAGACCGAACGGCTGGTAGAGGTGGGCCATCGTAACGGCAGTCGCACCGAGGGTGGACGCGCCGATGCTGTTGAACGAGGTCGGGTTGGTCAGCGTGGTGCTGCCAGCGGTGGAGAGAGCCACCTGAACGACGTCCATCGGGCGCTTCACATCAGACGAGAAGTCGGAGGAGAAGTTAGCGAGGCCGGCGAGGCGGTTCGAGAGGGACGTGAGGCTGAGTTCGGCGACGGTATCGACGATCAGAGCGCTGTTGATGGTGTTAGCCATGATGTGTTATATTTGGGGGTAGAGATTATTTAGCGGAAAAGAGGACAGCCTTGTGCTTCTTGAAGAAGGCGCGGCGTTCAGCACCGACAGGCATCGCGGCATACTGCTCGCAGATGGAGCCGACAACAGCCTGGGCGACAGGAGCGGCGACAGGGGCCACGCCAGAAGAGGCGAGAATGACCGCGGCTTCGGCACTGCCGGTGGCCTTGGAGGCTTCGAGTTCGGCAATCTTAGCGTTAGCGTCAGCGAGGGCAACTTCCAGCTCCTGAACCTTTTGGTCCTGGGAAGCGGCGCTCACCTTAGCGGCGTCAAGTTCAGCGGACACGTCAACGACAGAGGCTTCGACCGTCTTGCGGAGGTCGTCGCGTTCGGCGGTAAGGGAGACGACAGCGGCCTCGGCGGCCTTGAAGCGTTCTTCGATGGTCATATACTATTGCGGGGTGGGTAAGGTTATGCGTCTTGCTCGAAAGCCACGAGGGCTTCGGCAAAGGATGAGGCAAGGCCGGTGATCAGGTTCTTGTTGGCGGCTTCGCGGCCAGTGAACACTTGGCCTTCCATGTCGTCGCGGCTCGCCATCGAGCGCTTACGGAGGACCGTCTGCTTGAACTCTTCATGCATGGCTTCGATGGTTTCGTTTTCCATCTCGCGCATCTCTTCGGTGTAGCCTTCGCCTGCAATGTTCGGGGCCTTGTATTTACCAGAGCGGAACACCTCGACCTTGATGCCCATGTTCTTGAAGGCTTCTTCGTAGGACTCGTCTACGGCGATCACACCTATCGAACCCACGACCGCCGAGGGGCTGGCATAAACGTAGTCAGCCTGGGAGCCGGTGTAGTAAGCGCCAGATGCCATGAGCTTGCGGGCATAGGACATCGTAGGCAGGGGGATGCTGGCAATCTTGTCGGCCAGTTCGGGCGTACCGACCACCGTGCCACCGGGGGAATCAATTTCAAAGGCGATGCGCTTGACCGCAGGGTTAGCGAGCATCTCGTCGATAGCGTCGCTGATATCGCCCATGTCCGAGGCTCCGGTCATCTTGTCGAACTTGGTCAGGCCCATAGCAAGGAAGCCCTGCACAGGGATTACTGCCGTACCGCCCTGGGTAACGTAAGGCTTAACGATTGGGTTAAAGAACATATCGAGCACGCCGTCGATAACGCCGTACTTCTCGGCGTACTTCAGATGGTTCGCGGCCTTGATCGGGTCGCAGAGCATCGGTTCACCGGACAGGCCATCAATAATACACTTCATGGGGTAGAGGGGGGAGGAGGTAGGTCGAGGTTATCGGCAACGTCAGTCGGAGTCTGGCTGGACGCCTGTCCCTGCTGTAGCCAGTTGAACTGCGATTGATAAAGCATCCAAAGCGGCAGGCCACGGTCCTTGGCTTTCTGGACGCGCTTCTCAGCTTCGACCGCTAGGGCTTCCAGCGTGTCGTCAAAGGTGACGCCCTTCTTGCCTAGGATGGCAGCGGCGGTGGTCAGACCCATCTGCAGGTCGGCGCGGTCTTGAGAGGCTTCGCGGCCAGCGTCCACGGTGATGTCGCGGGGAGTGATCCATGACTTGCGGTTGAAGTCCGGGTCATCGGGAATCTTGCCCTTGGCGATACCGTCAGCGATAACGAAGTCGTACACGCGGTCGAGGGAATCGATGAGAATGGATTGCCATTTTCCGGCCCATCGTGACACACGCCCGGCGACCAGTCTTACTGAACTGCCGCCGAGAACCCCCGGCGTCACCTGATACTCGTAAGGGAGCAGTCGGACAATATCTCTCTCGATGGCGGTCATCATTCCCATCCACGCAGCTGAGGGGCGAGTCTGAGCCAACTGGGTCAGGTCCTCGTTGGTATCGACGACCAGCATCTTGCCACCCATCTGGCTGGCAATCTTCTCGCATGAGTTAGCATCGCCAGAGAACTTGGCGGCTGGGTCGTCTTGCAAAACGCCACCCTGTTTTTTCAGAATTAGAGTATGATCCGCCCCTGTGCGGGCTGCGCGAACCTCCAAGGAGAAGACTTCTAGGTGGTCCTGGACTGAGTTCAGGCTGGATTGAAGCACAGCGTAACCGCGCACAGCTGAGGGGCGGTCGTACTCCATAATCTGGAGCATGGCCGAGGCAGGGACATAGCGGTCCTTGCTGGCGTCGCCAACATATACATTCCAGCCAGTGATTTCACCAAAGGTTCCAAGATAGGCTCCGTCAACGTTAGCGTTATTGAACGCATCGCGAGGAGTTCCGACGCGGTGGGCTTCCAGAATCTGCACGGCTGGAACCCCGGTCTGCGGGTCGTTGGTCAAGATGCCGAAAGAGTCACCGTCAATAATCGCACCAGACATCCACATGGCCTGTAGCTGGCCGAGATTGTAGCGCCGGGTCAGATCGCAACGGACAGACCAGTCGCGGAAATACTTATCGTAGGCCGCAGCGGTGTTGGGGTTCTTAGCCAGGGACTGAGCCATGAGGCCGTCACCAACAGAGATTAAAACAGCCTCGTCCACGCACTGCTTGTAGATGGGACTATTACGGACAGCCCAGCGTGACTTCGCCATCATGGCCGTCCGAGTCGCAGAGTTTACCTCAGTGCGCTGGTCAGCCACCCCGCCGATGAACAGCATACGGCGAGCGCCGGACTGCGTCGTACTTGCGAACTGCGAGTAGGATGCCGAAGGCTGACTCTTAGGAGCCTTGGTTTTCTTGGCTAATTTCTTGGGGGGCATTAGAGGTCTACGCGGTTATCCCAGTTTACCTGGATAGAGGTATGAGCACCGCCATAGAGCGTCGGCGATATGCGACTGAGCGCGTAATTGATTTCCAGAATCCGCGTGGCGGGAGGAAGCCCAAATTGTTTATTCACACTCGTACCGGAGTCAGAGTACGACGTGACAGCCAGTCCAAGGTCGGCTAGGGCCTGTGCCTTGTAGGCAAGCAAAGTCTCCTCTGGAACGCCGACATAGATGCCTAGAGCCATATAACTATTGGGGGGCAAGTAAGGTTTGAGGCTCGTCCCTGCCGATCAGCCCCCAGCGCGCGGCGATGAGCATCCCAAGCAACTCACAGTCTAGGGCGTGGTTGTGCTTAACCCCTTGGCGTAGTCGCCAGATAGGCTTACCCGCTTCCTTTACCCTCACCTCCGAATCGAGCTGGGCGATATACTCCGGCAGGGCATCACGCGCAAACGTGAACACCTTTCGCGCGCGCGTACCCCAGAATAAATCCTTACCGCTCAGATTCGACCACACGACCAGAGACGTGGGGTTGCGTACCCCCGGCACATGAATAGCCGTCGGCGTGTTGTAGAAGCGACGCACCGCGTCACCGGCCTTCGTCTTGACGTTGAAATACTCCTGGCCTGAACCCTTGGCACACTGCCAGCCGCGCGCGGCGCACTGCTTGTAGACTTCCTGCGTGGAGTTACCGTCACCAGAGTCTACCATGACAAGCTGCGGGTGGACGCCGTGCTTGGCCGATAGTGCGTCTAAGCCGCTCCAATCCGTCAGGCCGTCGGTGCTGTTAACCTTGCCGAACCAGACCAGACGGCTGTGCCCGGTCCGACTCCACTGGCGCAGGACGACCCAGAAGTGGTCCCCTTGACAGTCTACGGATTGAGTCAAAAACTTAACCGAGCCTTCAGGGGCGTCGGCCTTGTCCACGATTTGACCGCGTGGGCCAATGTAGGCCACGGCCTCCCAAGGGTCTGCCATCGCGTAATCCGAGGACTCGGTGCTTACCACCATTGACGAGGTATCGTCTGACCAGGGCTGGGCGAGGTACTGGGTCTTAAACAGTTTCCTCGGCGTCAGGTCACCCAGCTCAGCGACCTCCTTAGCCTTGATCATGTCCACGGCCAAAGACCCCCAGCTGGTACTAGCCAGAGCGTTGACGTGTAGCCCGACATACCCGGCCTTCTCGGCCCTGCCTGTAGCCACAAACCCAGCGCCGCGCTCAACCTCGTTGCAGGTCGTCCGCACCTCGTCGTTGTCCTCAAGCCTGACCTTGCACTTCGAGCACTCATAGGTCGTGCCGTTCTGCACGGCCTCAAGGTCCCAGCCGTCAATCCCCTTAGCACCTTCGGGGAATCGAATGTAATCCCAGAGGAACGGCTGCCGATGCTGGCACGTCTCGACCGGGCAGACGAAGTGCCACTCCCTCTGGTCGGTCATCAGGTAGAACTTCCAGAACTCAGCGCCTTGTCCTTCGATATCCCCTGGCTGGCTTTCGTAGACCGCCTTCGATGCGAACGCCGCCGCCTTCAGTCGGCTCATGCTCATGGCGATTGCACCGTTAGGCCATTGCCAGATTTCCGAGCCGAGCACGTACCGGACGTGCAGGGATTGCAGGTGCTTCTCGGTTGAAGCCGATCGGTTGTGAATCAAGCAGCCGTCCGCAAACCGTAGCGTCCCTGACTTGTCGTTATCGTCGGCGCTCATCTGCGAGCGGATATCGGGGACCTGCTCAAACAGGGGCCTCAGCTCGTTAAGCGTGAACCCCTTGGCCTTGTCCTGAGAGTCGAGGTAGATAGCCATACTAGCCCGGCGGTTCGCCATCAGGTAAGTCGCAATCAGTTTCAGCGTCAGCGTCTTTCCGCAGCCGATTGCCCAGGGCATGAACATCCGGCTTGTCGTCGGAGCGTTAAAAATCCGCACGGCCTCACCAATCCACGGCCAGCGCTTAGGGTTGTAGCCACCGTCGAAGACCCCAGCGGGAATCTTCTTAACGTTCTCCTTCAAGTACGCGACCGGGTCGCTCAAGGCCGATGGCCTTACGACAGTCAGTCCCTCCTGGAACAGCTCCTCGGCGTTCATGCCTTTGGTTCCTCAAACACTCCGGCCACTCTGGCGACTTTCTCGCGCGCGTCTCTTGCCCAATCGGTTAGGACGCCGATGGACTTAATCGGGTCCTTCGGGTTGCAGTTCTCACCGCACTCAGAGCCTAGCGCGTCAAGCCGCTCGACGATCAGGCCAGCCAGACGGAGCATCGCCTCGCGCGCTTCAATCGCCGGGATAGTCTCGCGGGCAACCTCTGCACGGCGCTCTTGTTCCTCACGCAGCGCACAAGCCTGCTTCAGACTCTGGTTATACGTGACCTGATAGCGGCCAGCCTCGGCATCGCCTTCGCGTAACATCCGCTCGTACTTCTCGCGAGCAAGCACGACCAGGCTTTCATGCTTGGCAATCGTCTCGTCGAAGTTTGCGTCGGGGATTCCCTCAACGTCCAAAGGCGGGCGCTCTTTTTTGGGTCGCCCTGTTTTGCGCGCCGAACCAGCCGGTTCAGTTTCTGGCGTTTTTGGCTCGTTTTCAAAAGTCATGTTTTAAAAAACGACGGGGTGACAAGCCACGCGGCTTCGGGGGGGGTCATAAAAGATTCCTTTGAGGCCCCTTTACCCCTGTTTTCGCGTGTGTGGATTTTACCCCCCGGATACCCGCTTCTACACGTGCTTTGAAGGATGCCACCTGCCCCATCGCAGCAACGCGAGAACAACCGAGCAGCTTCCCGACCTGTTTCATTGTTAGCTTAGTGCCTATGCCTAGGCCGATACGTATGACCTCGGCCTGCCCCCTCATCGCCGGACAGCGCTTACGTCCGATGGAGTCGAGCACGACCGAGAGGATGGCTAGTACCTGGTCACGGTCGAAGGACTGAGCGCGGATCGTGGCGTCCTCCCCTTCGCTCTGGCGTAAGCGGAAGCAAGCGCGGGCTTCGTCTAGCTCCATGACTGTATCGCCTGACCTTGGCAGTTCGCGGTACGGCCTGAAGCCCTTGGCTCTGGCCCGGGCCTGTGCCTTAGCTGACAACGAATCGAAATGAGCGTCAACGGCTTGTTGATGCTCTGGCGGGATGTTGTCCTGAGTCTCGACCACTTGCCCCTAGTTATGGGTCGAAAGGTAAGGTTAAGTGAAACTATAACCCAACAGGGTTGTTTGCAGTTGTTTGCAGACGTTTGCAGGACTTGCAAACACCTTAACACACTGACTACCAGCAAGGTTACAGAAGCCCCCTACTACTTACCTATAATTAAAGATAGATAGATATAGAGAGAGAGAGGAGAGGAGGGGGTAGGGATGACTCCAGTATAAGGGGGGCTATATATCCCCACGGTTGCAAACAGTCCACGGCTGACCTAAAGCGTTACCGCTACAGACACTTAACGTGTTTGCAGTTACGCCTTAGATGTGTGCAAACAAACCTTAACCGAGGAAAGCCGTCTTAGGAATCCTGACCGCCCGATGGGTCGAAGCACCGAAACGGAGGCCAGAGAGGTGGACCGCACCGGGTACTCTTGCAAACTGATCCTTCCACTTGTCGGCCCAAGAAGTGTTCTCAAAGAGGGTACGCAGGGCCGGGTGATGGTTAGAGATGGCGACGGTGTCATCTTCCAGTTTCAGGCCAGAGCGCATCAGGTTGCTGCGGATGTTGTCTGCATCGTCCACAGTAACGTTTTGGGAGTAGTAAGCCTGCACCAGTTCACCGATTGAGCGGGTATAGGTTCGGTCGTCCTGCTCAAAGCGGATGGACTTGTCGAGCATCCAAGCAAGCGCGCGGACTTCGTCCTGGTCAGCCTCATCGGGGAGGAAGCCGGTCCAGTTCTGCTTCTCGACCCAAGCGGTGGCGTCCTCAAGGGAAAGGACTCGCGTGGAGGTAAGGGAGAAGGCCCCGGATAGAAGAGCGCCCAACTGGTCGCCGATACGCTGGTCGCCTAGTTTGATGGCAACGGCCTTGGCAAAGGTGCGGGCGTTCTCTGTGATCGCCATAGCATAGGCAAGGGAGCGGGAGCGGATGCCCTCGGCATAGCCTGGGCGGGCGATGGTTTCGGCCCAGAGTGCTTTCAGCTGCTCGAAGCGAGCCTGACCGCCGTCGGTGTTATCCTTCCGCAGTTCAAGTGAGGTGATACGGCTGGTGTCGGCGCGCTGGTTAGCGGCCACGCCGATGGAGGCGAAGGCGAAGCAGGACCTGATCTGATACTCCATGGCCTTGCCTGACGCGGAACCCTTACCGATGCCACCGCCAGTCTCAGCTGAGGCGGCGCGGGCGAGTTCAAGGATGGACTGCATCCGCATCTGGCCGCGCTTGTCCTCGGACTCGGCCTCGTCGAAAACGACTGGCAGGGCGTCTGAGCGTAGGCGTTGACGGATGTAAGCCTCAGTGGTGGCTGACTGCACCGAAAGGGCAAGGCGACCCACCAGCGGGTCTAGGATGTTATTCAGGAGCCACGTC